TCTTAGTGAGCTTATAGTAGTGAGCTTTCACAGTGAGCCTAGTGAGCTTATAGTAGTGACCGTCCCTAGTGGCCTTAGTGAGCTTATAGTGAGGGGCCATGGTAGTGGCCATGACAGTGGCCATAGTGAGGCATAGTGAGGATGGTCAGCTGAGGCATCCCTATTACAGCTCTCCTCAGAACCATTGACACTATAGAGACCCCACCATGTCAAGAAACCTCATGTATCACTCGAGGTTCTATGGTGTAAATGCCACCCCTATAATAGGCCATTTTTGGTGTTTGTTTGGCCAGGGGTCTCTCTATTTTGGGGTCTTTTGTGTGGATTTTTTACACTTTTTAAGAGTAAGAAATTTTGGCAAGGTCGAGGTGGCGAGAGGCATAGTTTGAATACTCTTCAAGCCAACCAATACCTTCGGGCGTGAAAACCTCATAGCACCAATGCTCGTACCATAAGGAGCCAACCGATCTCCTCCATAAGGAATAATGCTAAAGGTATTAGGATTCTGTCTAGGTCAGTCATTCTATCTTCCTCAAAATTCTGTCCTTTTAACAGCGGGGCCACCGTGGCCATATGGTCTAGGACCGTACAGCGGGGCCTAGGGGTCGCTTTAGGCAGAGCCAAAAGACTCTCTAGCACGTCTGACTCTAATGCATCTAAGGCATTCTAAGAAGGCTTGAGCATAGCGAAAGCATCTATGACGTGGCGTAGCAACGACGTAGACTATAAAGGGCTTATAGGGTTGACTAAGGTATATGTAAAAGTTCTGGCGTGTGATAACGTCAATAGGCTACGGTTTAATGGTGTCTTCATCGTTCTTACTGTCTTTGTCAACATTAGACTTAGAATCAGCGTCTTTAACCAGTCTAAGGTGTTTTATCTCACCGGGCAAAGCGGGAGCGTCCGTTTCTGTAGACTTCCACGGAGACTGATCGACATTCTGCTTGAAGGTGACAGTAGGATTTCCATCTGCATCTACTCCCTCTTCTGTACGAATCTCTGTCCGAATGAGGCCAAACTTGGCACCTAGTTCACAGTTAATCTGTCGGAGTTCTTGTTCGGTTTCTTGGTCCACTTGAGCGTCGGCGAACATTTCCATAAAATTCATCGTCGCTACAAGGAGTTCTTTGGTTTCTAGGTCTACTACATAAATCGAGTTTTTATTATCTTTCATGCTAGGGGTATCCTCTGCTCCCTGGAGATAGAAGACGTAGACGGCTTCTATCTGGTTAATAATCGAATAATTAGGGCGAGATCTTTGGTGAGTTGGCGTCTGCCTACGAACAAAAATCGCGACCGCTCTTGCTTCGCACTTATAGGTTATGTCTGAAAAATTTTGCTACCGTTGCCTCTTCGAGAGCATATCATCAAAGGATAAAGGACCTTGTCCGGTTCTATTCTCAGGTCTATTATTGCTCTTCTGCTCTTGTCTCTTTTCTGGTGGTAATGAATGCTCTGGCCTATCGGTAATACCATGCTTCATACAATATAATGCCACATCTTCTTCCATAATATCTTGGGGCATATGACCATAACAAGTGACTGCTGGCCAAACTGCCGGGATTGCTGATACTTCTGGTAAAGGACTATATCCTGACTTGATTCTGCTTTGATTAGGATCAATTTGGGGAATTTTTCCGTTCTGTTTCCTTAAATCATATTTAAGGCCGATGCTTATAGCATAATCCATTGCCTCGTTAAACTGAGCGAAGGATTCTTCATGTACCTTTTCGCCTTGTCCAAAGTTAGGATCATCCCATTTCACTAGCCATTGCTTCTGTAAGAGAGCAGGATTAACACCTCCTCTACGAACGGCTTTTAATTTACTATTCCATAATTGAGTCAAATACGCCATAATATTATTTATTTTTCTCGGGCTTAACCACTACATGATTTGGCCAAAAGGTATCTGCCCAACCCTGTATTAAGAAGTCCTTGTTCTTTTTAATGTATTGTTCCTTCGTGTAATTCACAGGCTTCTTCTCCCATAATAAAACTTCTTTTTGGTGTTCAATCCACTTTTGGTCTGTATAAAATGTCCAATAATGGTCTGTACCTTGTCTAAAATCATTTGGATCCTTTTCTTGATGCATGGGCTACTTCTCCGGTTTCGTCTTGTTCTAAAGTATTTATTGGATCATCTTCGAACGTCGCCCACGGTAATTCCCCATCTTGATAAGCACCATACCAGCCATCTTCGCTGTCATTCCACTCTGCAATCAATTGATCGTTATCCATCTTATGATAGCCTACAAATCCATCGCCTAATATATGGCATAGAGTATCGTGATCATTATAGTCTTTAATTGACTTTAGGATCATATAGGTGTCATATTGCATCATTCGTTCAGCCATGACATAATGAGTCAGCATAAGCCCTCGCATATCTTCATGGATCAAGTCGTCTTGTTTAGGATCTTGAAAGCCTATGTCATTAATATGAAGCTGAATCTTGTCACTTTCGTGTCTAAATGGGCAAGTATCAGTCCAATCATCTACTTTGACGTGAACATAATTGCCTTCAGCTTCTACAACCGTGCCACGAATAACGCCATTCGTGCAATCTAGTGTTCTAACCTTATCGCCCTCTACATATAAAGTCATTATATAATCTCCAGTTCAGATTTCTTAAATTCTAATAGATCATCATCAGTTTCAGCATCGTCATCTATGATAACAACCATATTGCCATAGTCTTCAACAATCTCGCCCTCTACACCTGATTTAGTTCTTACTCTTTCGCCTACTGTCATTATTTGCCCTCCTTGTATTCATGTATCTTTGGATCTTCGTATTCATTAAGCTCGAAGTGATCTGGCACATCATAATCTGTGTTCACGGCCTTGTCGACTGCCTCTTCTTCGCTATTCGCTTCGACATCGGTCCATACCGTATAAGTGACACCAATTGAAAATTTACTCATTTGTCACCTCAGCTTTCTTCAGCTCTTCATTCTTCTTATCAGCTTCTTCTTCCTCTCGCCACATAGCACGATCTTCAAGAATATTATAGTAGCCGTCTAAAGATCTACCAAGATCACTCATTTCGAAATAGTCGTCATCACAATCTGAAATCGTAATACAATCATCATGACCATTATAATAATGTCCAGCGAAATCACATCCAGGTTCATAATAATAGGCATTCACGCCGAGGATTTCTTGATCGACGATCGCATTATAAATTCCTTCTGGGGGTGACCATGCCGTATCAAATGCTAGGATCAATTTCCCAGTATTGTCAGTCACTTTCACAATTTCGTTTTGATAAAATGAATCAGCATCGATATCCCATTTCGTGCCCCAGTTATTCACTCTCCAATCGTACCAATTGTCGCAACCGAGTTTTTCTTTAAGAGCTTTATTCTTATCTTTTTGCTCCTGGGTTTCGTCTCTTGCTGGAGATTGAGTATCTGCTAGTTCTGTTGGAATAGGTAGGATGGAATTAAAAAAATCACCCTTCTCGATGTCCTTTTGGACCTTTTCGAGTTCTTTAAGATTCCCTGATAGGATTAAGTTATTATTGCACCAATTTGGCATATTGCCCTCCTTTTGTTTGCCTGTTTATTGCCTTATTGTTATATACATTATATGATCTTTTCCTACAAAGATCAACCCCTAAGATTGTCAATAAATATTGGTATGATTAAGGATACCTACTCATTAATAATGATCGGAATTACGATGTTCTTAGTTTGGTATATCTTTGACCGAGATTAAGCACCAGTGGTGGGCTTACCTGGACTCGAACCAGGAATGCAAGTTTAGAAGACTAGTGTGATGTCCAGTTTCACCATAAGCCCAAAACTGGTTAACGATCTGACTGATCGTGCCAAAGTATAAAAGAAAACCCTACAAGACATAAACCTGTATATTCCCAATAATTTAGATCAATGTCAAAAGGATCTTTGATTTGAGCTCCATAGAACAGGAGCCCAACACCAAAAATTATACAGCCAAAGAATAAAGTCAGTTTCATTCTTTATCTTCTTTCAGAATGGCTTCATCGATATCCCAAATATTATCAAAAGAAACGATGAATTCTTTTCCGCTCTCTTGATCTACAACCCTAACCTGCTTAGACTCCATGTCGCGAACTTTAATAAGACCAAAGCCTTCATAGTCGCCTGGACCTGCTAAAGGTACATCAGATAGCCCGTTGGGTCGTCCAAATGTATCTAACATTGTCACGACCTTAAATTTACAGGCAAATGCCTTACCAGGTACCACTTCGTCTATTTTTAACATCTTCTACTTCTCCTCTTTCATTGCATAACAACCTGCCCAATAATCACAATCGACAAATTGAAATTTTGCTGACTCAGATACTTTAGGGGCTTTCTTATCTGAAAGAACATATCGATTCCCTTCAGAACAAATATCGCTCGTTCCTGCTCCTACTATCTGACATTCTTCTTGAGATTGATGTGCCTCAAGAAACTCATATGGTCCGTCATTAAACCATTGTGGTTGTGCCACATAACCGCCAAATACTATACTCATAATACCAACTAGAACTGACATAACTTTAATCTCCTAATGAATTGTATCATTAATATTAGGACAAAAATGCTCCTCCATGGCTAAGATATCTGTGATTTTGATTGCTGGAAATGACTCTGCCAAAGTATCGCAGGCACCCCTAAATCCTGTTGCCACAATCTCAATTGATTCTGTAGCCGTTTGGAATATAAAAGTTCTCAACATTCTTTATCCCTTCGTCCATGGGGTATATCCCATTTTTCCTAAAGTTTGATCTACTGTGGCCATTTCATATGACCCGCTTTCGCTTGAATCTCTAATATCAAGCAGAGCATTAATCAGTTCGCATTCTCTTGTCATTCCACCAACTGATTCTGTGAAAAATTGATTATTCGTTTTCTTTGGATCCGAACGTCTGGCTGTTAAAACATCATCAACATTATACATTATCATGATTGCCCTCCGTGGTAGGTGTAAAGTTCAGGACTCAATTTATTATGATGAAGCATATCTTCGTTCGATACATAGAAATCTGTATCACGATCGTAATACTTGCCTTCCTTAGGATCATAATACAAAACCTTACCACTATTCATTACGAACGGTCCTTCAAGTCCTTTTATGTCGGTGTACCGTTTACGATCGATTGGAGGTAGAGTATAATAACCCATTTTATTGTTCTCCTAAGATTTCGTAGGTGACTCTGGATGGTAGGTTTTCTAAAAACTTCTTCAACTCTAGTTGAGTAAAGAGTTGGCCCAAAATTTTGAAGTTCTTGTAATTGGTGAGCTTAATAACTTTGAAACATTTTCCTGCCTCTTTGGTTTTTGAAGACCAATGAGTATTCGTTGCGTCCCTGATTACGATCTTGGATGTCATATGCATCACTCCTCGTTTAAGTGTTCCTAATTGTTATATACATTATAGCACCTAAAATTTAGCAGGTCAACCTTATTTTTTCTTCTTTTTTGCCCATTTATTTACGACTGCTGGAGTTCCATAATATTCAGACCCTGTAATACCTGCGGGTATTTTTTGGACCACTCCGCCTCTGTCGAAGAATTCTTTCATCATTCGATCATGCTCAATTTCATTTTCTGATCGATTATCAATTTTATTTTTTTCGTTGTTTGCCTTAATCATATAGCCTCCGTTGGTTGTTGGTTAATATATTGCCCGTCCAGGATACTACCTGGCACTGGACGAGCACCTTATTGCCAGGCCTGTTCAAAAGTCTCCCGGGGCAACCTGTGCCACTCGTAAGCCTTCATCTCTCCACATTTGAACGACAGAACTTCTGTCATCAAAAACCATTTTAGGATTATAACCTTTTCGTCTCATGGCTCCTAGCATCTCTTTCTTAAGAACCACATCAGATCTATAATCTTTGTCGCTTCTCATGAACAAATCAATAAAGACCAATCCTTCAGCCATTAATTGTTTTAGAGTAATTCCTCGTTGGCTTCTGTTCCTACCGCTGGCAATAATAATTCTATGACCTGCTTTCTGTAGGGCTATTGCCACTTGGAAGATTTCGGTGATTGGTTTGTCGTCCGGAGTCTGCTCCCTAAAACTATCCCAGTCTTTAGGTTTCGACTCTACGAACTTCTTGCGATGTGAAATGTCCATCAAAGTTCCATCTACGTCGAATATGATGTCCACTGCCCTACCTCCTTGTTATTCTGCCTTTGTTTTATCTTGGATAAATTCTGCGCCTTGGTTTACTAAATCTTTACCCATATCAACTACCACAGACATCTGTGACGGATCATTGTAAAGATATAAACCTAGGGCTCCGATTCCCATCCAAAAGATTGCCTTAATCATGAGCCTCCTCCATTTCTTGGATTTGTATTTCCAAGCCTATCATATTGGATAAGCTCGTTGCCATATCTGGCCATTTCCTAACGAGAGTCTTAATAAACTCGTCTCGTTGGTTTAAGTCCATTCTAGCAATTTTTTCAACTAATTCATCTGCCATAATCTTGCCTTCTCTTTTGCCTCATTGTCTACTTATTATAAGGTCTGAGCTTCAAAAAGTCAACCTCTATTTTTCTGGTTTTGGTTATGCTCTCTGACCCCAACATAATTCAAACATTTAACGAAGGCAATATGTTCTGAATCACCTTCTCTTTTGAATCTGTTAAAAGCTTCTTGTCTTGCATTCGCCAATTGATCCCTTCGAACAATTTTTTCGAATTTATGATAGTTTGATCTCTTGTTTAGGTCTTTGAATTTCCATTTACCCTTCATTAAATCCTATCTATTGGCCAGGGTGGTTTACCCAAGGCGAAATTTATTTGTCTAAAGTCTTTGCCATAGGCATTGACTACTCTGTGATTATATGTGAATTCGTCAAAAGCGAGATCTCTTAAAACCTTGGTCCAGAATGTTCTAGCCCACTCGCTCATATTTTTCTGTTCAAGAAGTTTCTTGACAGACTCTGCCCGCTCTAATTGTTTCTTTTCGCAATATGGTCCCATTTATACCGGCATTGGCCAACCGTCTGATCCGTATAATGGTTCACGGGTCTTTGGGTCAACTCTGATTATCGTTGCATATTCAAACTCTTTTTGTCTAGCAAGGGCCTTCTTTAATGTTTCGAAGAACCCTGCTGACTTATCTGTTCTTAAGAGTTTGACCTGATACAATTTATCAGGATTTGAATATTTCTTAAAATCTACAGAACTCATTTAGGCTGTGGCATCCTCACCAATGCCTAGTTTCGAAACCAGTGTTCCTGAAACTTTCCATCGTGTTTGAGTCTTGCTATCAAGGACTACCAAAGTCTTTTGATTTACCTTGACAACCTTACCGCTTACCGTTTGGCCTCTTCGACCTTCAAAGCCAACAATGTCGCCTACCATAATGTTTCTGGTAGCCTGACGTGAAAGATGTTGACGTTTCAATTTTACCGCTTCGATCACTTCGTTGAGTTGACCGTTGTCCATTTGGTAAATTAGTTCGCTTGCCTTTGTGACTAGATTGTTCATATTATTGCCCTCCTTTAGGAACTATTGATTCAGATCTTGAAACTACCTGTGCCAAAGACTCAGTTAGTTGATGGAACGTCGATAGCTGATCGTGAAGATCAAAAGATCCTGACGCTTCATCTCTGTCCAAAGCATCAAGGACATTCACCTTAGCCTTTAGACTGTTCGTTAAGCACTCTAGTTGGGCTAGAGTTTCTAGCTTCATTTCGTTGTTGGTAAAATTATTTGCCATGTTTTTTGCCTCTCGTTTTATTGCCTTATTGTTATATACATTATACGGTCAAAGGCTCAAAAGGTCAACCCCTAAGATTGTCCAAAATACATAAAAATGGGCCTGATCTTGGTTTTAAAGACTCCCCGATCTACTAGCTCTAGTATCGGCTCGAATTCAATCCCCCAGCTGACTCTAGCGTAGGCAGTCAACCTTTGTCATGAATCCTTCTCAGGCTTCCGTCTTGCGATTTTGTTTATTTGAGCTATGCTCTGGAGAAACAAGCCGCAACGGCTGAAAACCTCTATGCTTCGGATGTCCTAGTTCCTAGCATAGAATTCATTATCCCTTTTCTTTCGAACCTACCGAGTCGTTCGGAAAATCCGAATCGTGGAATTCTAAATCTCTACAATGCTCTGGTAAATCATATTGTGGTTTATCCCAGCATTCTATATAATATTCTTGGTCGGGCTCAATAAAATCTTCTCTAGGAAGACAAGTGGCTTCGATACTAAATTGATATCCATTTATAGTCCAGCCTTCGTTTGGTATCTGCTTTTTCTCTAGCTCACAAGCGAAGACATTCTTCATAGGTATAGCCAATTCATTATAAGAATTTTGCGATGGAAGATGCCCACTATTATTCATCGACATCGAAATAATTAAAACAAATTCTCTTATCATGATTCTTCTACCTCTCCATTTAATTTTATGAGTTCTATCTCTCTTCTGTTCTTTCCAACCCTACGAAACTTGAGATATCCTCGGTGGCAAAGCATATCGACTGTATCACCAGACCCTTGTTTTCGGCCTGCACCTATTCCAAGATAATAACCACAGCCTACTAAAAGACCTCCTAAAGCCATTACCTTGATTAAAAGTATTAAGTCAATCATCATATCGTCACCACTCCTACTAACATTAGAAATATAATTGTACCGCCTACCGTTATTGATCCTAGCATTAAAGTATCAAAAATATTCCTAACTATCTTTTTTATTATTATCATTTTTCCTTCTTGGTGTTTCGTTGTTCCATTGCATCAGCATATAGGTCACCAACCCTAAGCCAAATATTGTTAAAAGTAAACCTAGTAATCCAAATGGTGTCATGAATTTAGCCAATGACCTAAATGGTCTGGGCTTCTATCCTTTCCGGGCTTGTGGCCCAAGTAATTTGAATTTTCATTAACGACCTTTGCCGTTCCGTGTCTTCCGCCCGTATTAAGAACCCAACCATGTGGGCCTACCATTACAGCCTTACCACTAAAGGTTTGGCCTTGCGGAGTTTGATACCAAACTTTGTCGCCTTTTTGAATTTCTGAAAAACATTCGTCTGTCCACATACTATTTCTCCAATATGACGTAGTCACCAAAGTGAAAATCAAATGTCTTCACTAGGTGTTCATAGTCACCCTGTTTCATTTCATCTATGATCACATGATAGTTCATACCTAATTGAGTGGCTAACCTTTTAGCATAAGCCATCAATGCAAAGGCATTCCCATCTGGACCAGTAAGGTCGATAACTAATTCCTTTTGAGTCTTTGCTCTTATAGTCATACAAGCCTTAATAATATAACTACCTGAAGAATCAATATAGCGATCGGAATTATTGTTCTAATCAATTCCATTATATGATTATATTCGTCTAGTTTTCTTTCAAATTTATTTCTTTTATTTTTTGCCATTCTGAATGCCATTGCCATTCTTTCCTAATCTAAAAGGGTCATATAAGCCTTAGGCTCGTTATCAATAAACCAATCAATCCCTTTTTGCATCTTATCAAATTTACCTAGCATTTCTGCTCCCTTGATGCAATCATATACCGCAACCGCATCAGGTGGTAGAGTGACTTTCACTCCACTGAATGGATTTGTGATTTCTTCAGGATGATCTAATACTTCACATTCAAATGGAAGGGCTCTTTTATTTTTTACCATTATGCAACCTCCTTCAGTAATTCTTTCTTGGAAATCTTCTTGCCATTGTAGACATATGGTTTATCATACTCGCCTACATTAAGATTGATATAAAATGCGGTATGAAAATAGTCTGTCATCGCATCGCTCTTGTCAAACCATTCACGACCGCCTTCAGCCAATGCTGGAGCCGTTTTAATTATTTTAAGAACTTCTTCAAAGAATGGTTGATGTTGACCGTAATTGCTTAGGTGATAAACATTTACTTGGGCATAATGATCGCCTGAACCATAATGGTCTTTATAAATGTCTGAAAAATCTATTGGCCCTGCTTTGATTGTGACGTGAACACTTGAATGGTGTTGCTTCTTGACGCCAAACTTCAATCCGGTATGTCCGAATCGCTTCTTAAGTTCGTTTCTTATTGCGGAAACTTCTTCTGTTTTGATATATGCCATTTTAGTTTGCCTCTCTGTTTGCCTTATTATTAAGTATATTATATGACCTTTTATCCTAAAGGTCAACCCCTAAGATTAACCAATATCAAAGCACCATTGGTCCCAGGGTTCTGTTTCTGTCGCCCTTAGAACTGATTTTGATACTGAATAATCTCTAAAATTAAAACCTTCTACAACAACCTTGTGAGCTTGAACAAAATTAACAATTGAATGCTGAATGGTATCTGCCACATCTTCACAAATATCATCACACCATAAAGTTCCAGATTGGAACCAAGGTTCAATATACTGATTATGTCGCTTGTGAACCATCTTCTTGATATGAGCAATACATTTTCTTTCAAATCCCATTATTTTGTCCTCACTATAAAAGCTGGTTTAGATGGATCTTTAATTATGTCTGGATTTGTCACTCTGCCCTTTAACAACCTGTGAATCAATTTGGCTTCACTTGATTTGATTCTTGGATCTTTTTTGATCTGTTTGTCGACCGCTTCTTTATTATACATATTAGCTCCCTGTCACAAGTTCTAGTTCACCGGCATCGTTCTTTTTGAAACCTTCAATATAGATATGGTGCAAGTCTTCTGACTGAATGATTGCTTTATTGGCCGCAATCCAAATATCGCCCCAGTTCTTACCTTTGACCTCTACCAATTCATTGTACGGTCCAAAGACATCGCATTTATGTCTAATGACAGCCTTGTCGCCGAATGGGTGTGGATTATCAAATTTGATTTCACCATACTCATCACCGTTATAGATTGACCATACCGTTTCTGCACCAAACGTCTTACCATATGTTGAATGGTAATCCATTTCTTCAAAAAACTTTTGATCTTCTTGACTTTGAACTTGATTTGACATATTTTAGCCCTCTCTATTGCCTAATTGTTATATACATTATACGGTCTATTTCCGTAAAGGTCAACCTCTAATTCATCTTTTTTGGATAAATAATTACATACTCCAATAGGATTAGAAATGGAACCTTTTACATATCATCTACATCACATACCAACAGATCAACACTATTATGGCGTTCGCTATAAGAACGAATGTAGAGCTTCTGACCTGTGGATAACTTATTTCTCATCATCACCTATAGTCCACCAATTGATTGAACAATATGGCAAGGAGTCGTTTGTACCTTCTGTCCGTAAGATATTTGAAACGGCTGAAGAGGCTGTTGAATGGGAATCAAAGTTCCTATCAAAGGTTGATGCCCAGCATAACGACAAGTGGTTAAATAGACACAATGGTAAGGACAATTTTATGGGACCTCATAAACATAGTGAAAAATCTAAGAAGCAGATAGCATCAAAGATGAAGGGTAGAAAATTCTCTGCTGAAACTAAAGAATTGATGTCAATCGCCGCCAAAGATCGAGAAGCCAAACGCCGTGCTGATGGATGGACTATGCCTGAAGAAGCACGAGAGAAACAATCTGCTTATGGTAAGACTCGTGTTTGGTCCAAAGAAAGAAATGCTAAAATGTCAGCCTCAAAAAAAGGAACCAAACGCCAATATCTCGACGACGGTTCCTTTATAATGATTAGACCCTAATTCACATCGACCAGTACGTCTCCGATGCCGGTGAACAAGAAATTGGAGTATTGATGCTCTCCTTGTATTTCTTACCAGTCATCATATTAGTTCGCTCAACCATCTTCTCGATACTCGCATAATAATAAGTAGACTCTGCTACCGCGATATTTTTGAGCTTGGAACCGTTTTTAAGAAAATGTTTTTTGGATGCCCTTGTGATTGATGCTTTCGCCGCCGATTCGGTTTTGAAAGGTCCGTCTGTGATTGCTGAATTGTCTGTGTTATAAACTAGATATGCCATTTTGCCCTCCTTATTGCCTAATTGTTATATACATTATATGATCTTTTATCCTAAAGGTCAACCCCTAAGATGCCTTTTCCCACTCTTTAAATGTAATAATGGTTTCAAGTTTCTTAACCAACTCCTTACCGTATTTGGTAAAAAGGATTCCTTTATCCCACACCCAAGATTCGACATCTTGACTATGATAAAATTCTTCATCTTGGGTCAACCACCTTAGAGCTGTTTCTTCATCACCAGCACCAAGCCCAATGGTATCTTGAATAAGAGCCTTAAACTCTGCTTCTCGCTCTTGTTCAATCTGAGCTTCTTGTTCCATTGACTCAGAAACGGCCTTACTAATATAGTCAGCCTCGTCCTTCAGCTCTTGAAGGCTCATGCTATTAAAATCGTAATGACGGCCTTTTGTTCCGAAAGCGTCCTTATGGCCTTCGTATATATAAGTGGCCAACTCATCCCTCTCTAGGGCATCTAAGGTAGTGATACCTCTTTCAACCCAATAAGCCTCGTCCTCAGGATATAGTCCTGACCAACGGTTTTTTGGATCTTCAGCGATCCAAGCCTCTGTTTTAATGTTTCTGGATTTGATTTCTTTGATAAGATCTAACATATAATTGCCCTCTGTTTCCTTATTGTTATGTATATAATACACTCAATCGGTCAGAAGGTCAACCATTATTTTGCCAAAATATCATCTTTTTTTACCTAATAAAAATGAGTGGCCTCAGATCTTAATATGCGATACCTTGATCTTTGCCCCAATGAAATCCTTGTCTCTCTGCTTCTTTCAAAGCTGATTGGTCTTCGTTTGGAATAAAGATAAAATTCTGTCCGCATCGGATACATGGATCACCAGGAGTATCGCCCTTATCAATTTTCGCACCACCGTTGAGCCATTCATATGATGGATTATTGTTCAGTGAGCTGATAGTTCCACAGCCAGTGAAGGTTAATCCTATTAAAGCAATGAAGGTGATCTTAAGTAAAATCTTCATATTTAATACTCCTAGTAAGTTAAGGTTTTTATTCTGCGTCTTTATTAAATAATGACTTGAACTTTATTACGGTATTACTCCATTGAGCTCTTGCTTCTTCTCTTTTGCCTTTTTGAAAGTAAATTGTTTCAGCCTTTTCGTTAGCCCACCAAGTCTTAAGTTTAAGTCCAAAATCATTAATTGGATTAGCACTCGCCTTTGGTAGAAACATTAATAAAGTAATCAACATCAAAATCAAATATTTTGTTATTGTGTTTATCATACATTATATAATAAGGTCAACAGGAGCAGATGTCAACCCCTATTGGTAAAATTAAATCGAGAGAGCTGGAAGACACAAACTCTTGTGGTATCTCAGACCAAAAACCACAACCATTTCGTTAAGTCTTTGTCTTTATTGGCTTTTCTGTCCGTTTGGTGCAGATCCCTACAGCGGGGCCTTTTGGTTAAATTCATCTCCTGGATAAAAACTTTGGATTTCTAACCATTTTTCTGAAGTTGGCTTGCAAGATTCTGTGTGGAAAAGTTTAGTATGTGGAAAGGTAGTGACCTCTAAAGCTTCTAATACTCTAGAGCTGTAAACATACAGTGAGCTAATTTTTGGCAGTGAGGATTCGTTCAGTGAGAGAATTTCTCGCAGTGAGGATTCGTTCAATGAGGATTTACAAGTTTGGATAGCAGTAACACCTGCGTACTTACTAAAATCTCTAGAAAACTTATCACTATGCAACCAAGTACAAGGAGTTAAGGGTTTAGATTGTATTTTAATATCGTCTGCATATGAGCCATGCATTTCTACTTTAGTAAAGCCTAAGTTAACTAATCTATCATATGTTCTACTACCTATGCAATAAACCTTTTCATTTAATAGTTCTACAATATCATGTTCATAATGTTTCATAGGATCATAATGGGTAAGCAACAAAGACTGTTTCCAAGCCTTACGATGCGGTACTGTAGAAGTCTTTAAACACGGTAGCCATTTAGAACCTTCAGGCATACTGCTAGGTTGGTTAATTTGCGTATATATTTGCATTCTAAAATATTTAGTTGACTTATATAGGTGGTGATGTTATAATAGAAACAATGCGAAACGTGAATTTTGGTATATTTGAAGAAGCTACAGCGGGGCCTACAATAAATACTAGTAGTAGATACTCAAATGGCATGCTGTGTTCTACAGCATACTCGAAAGGGGAAATCCAATGACACAAATGCGTAAATTAAACATAGGCCTAGAAATAGGGCAAGTTATAGCAGTAGGTAAAAACGACGATTTAGCTAAGATAACAAAGATTGAATATCACCAAAAATCAGGTGAAGTAAGAATCAACACAACGAGAGGACCCCGAAAAGCGTTATCGTTTAAATTGTGTGAAGAAGAATATGCCAACAAGGCGGATAGATATAGATAAATATTATTATGAAAATTAAAGACATCGACGAGACCTTAATTGACGAAGCTCAAGCTACAGCAAAACTATGTAGATCTTCTAGACCAGATTCATCACTTGGTGCAAGTGCTTTATCAAGTTGCAAAGCTCAAGGATTAAGAACTAGAAGTGGTAGGAAGAGTCATAAGGTAGGCAAACATAGGGTCACAGTTGGTGGCAAAAAAATTAAAGGAAAAAAATATGGCGGACCGCTCCCTGACTGGAGTTGATATGGATACACGTTACAAAGGTAAACTCCTTGTAGCAACACCTGTACTAAACAATAACGTTGTTTTTCAACAAAGTGTTGTCTACATATATGATGAAAATCCCACAACAGGACAAGTATGTGGTGTTATTTTAAATAAGCCTAGTCAGTTTAAGATTAGTAGCTTAGGTTCGTTAAAAGATATACCGTTCGACCCGACACTTGAAATGACTTTTGTACATAAAGGTGGGCCGGTTAGTGATACATCTATTGTTTTATTACATACTAATGAATGGGTAAGTGCTAATACATTAAATGCAAATAACAAATTAGCAATTACTAGCGACTTACTTATGATAGAGAAATTAGCATCAGGTAATGAGCCTAAAGGCTGGAGAATGTTCGCAGGCATGAGTGTCTGGACTAAAGAACAACTAAATGTTGAAGTCAATGATCAAAATGCATGGCTGATATGCGATCCTACTGACACTAGTGTCTTTGATTTTAATGAGGGAGAACAGTGGCTGAAAGGCTTAGAGCTATGTTCACAACAAATGCTTTCTAACTACATCGACTAGTCATCTAATTACATTCTAAACATAATTATATACTAAATAATAATGCTATATTAGGAGGCATTATTATGTTTAAATCTATGTTAGATTATGATTACCGCAGAGCATTAGCATTTGCGTTTTGTATGTTCATAGCGATAGGATGTACACAAACATTAGCCGAAGGACAAACAGTTGATCCAGGATTAGAAGCAGAGCGAAACAAAACTGTTCCAGATACAGCACCAAAGGCTCCAACACCAGACGAGTTAGAGCCGTTAGTAAGTCAGATGGCAAAATGGCCAGCACTATATGATTGTGGTAAGACAGATCAAGTATTGGCAATTGTAACAGGTAAGTATGGTGAGCAACCTATGATAGTTGGCATGGGGGTTATACAAATTCCAAATGGTCAAATATTAAAAGCGCCAGTACTAGTATACTTTAATAAAGAAACGACGACGTTTAGTTTAGTATCGCATTTCGAAAATGCATACAGTTGTATAATGACATCGGGAGACGGCTTACAACCAGCTAGAGGATCAGCTAAACCGACGCAGAAACAACAGAATAAACCATTTAAACCAGGAACTTACGAATTTTCAGATAAACTTGACCTTAAGATTAATTTAATTCAGAATGCTAATCTAGATTTTTTAGTTTTACGGTAACCTTCATAATGAAGGTTACTCTTTAACCTTCACAATAAATACTCTTTAACCTTCACAATAAAGGAGTAGTATGTTTACCGAGTCTGAAGTTAGATCGCGATTAGCCTTTTATACAGGCAAATGCGTATATGAAAAGCAATGTGGCGCCGAACGTACATATATGCTTAAAACCCACCCATTACAATCACATGATATTGATATAGAAACAAAAAACTATCATAAACCACAACCTGAACCTGAATCAGGTAGAATGGTACTATGGGATTTAGGTAAGAATAAATGGCGTGACTTAAGACCTGAGGGCTTCCGATCAATTCGAACTGAATTTTCTTAAGGAGTAATGAGTGAAATTTTTTATTGATACAGCTAATATAGACAAAATTTTAGAACTAATTCCTACCGGTATGGTAGATGGAGTAACTACTAATCCTTCGCTTATATATAAGAATGGCGATGATATGGCTAAAACTATTAAGGGCATTTGTAATATACAGAATGGGCCTGTTAGTGCTGAAGTAACAGCAATAGATCATGCTCATATGGTTCAAGAAGGGCAATATCTAGCAAGTTTGGCAGACAATGTTGTTGTTAAAGTTCCATTAACAGTTGATGGCTTAATTGCTTGTAAGACGTTAAGACATTTAGGTATTGAAGTAAACGTTACATTATGTTTTAGTGTAGCCCAAGCCTTGTTAGCCGCAAAGGCTGGAGCAACTTATATCTCACCCTTTGTCGGACGCTTAGATGATATTGGGGAAGATGGTATGAATCTTATTGCTGATATTGTTAAAATGTATTGTGTACAAGGATTTAAAACTGAAGTGTTAGTAGCAAGTGTTAGAAGTGTAAAACATGTCGAACTAGCGGCTGTACTAGGTGCTCAAGTAGTAACTATACCGCCAGACGTTGTCTATAAGATGTATGAACACATATTAACTAAAAAAGGATTAGATAGCTTTATGGCCGACTGGGCAAGTACAGGGCAAACTATTTTGAAGTAGCCATACCAGCTAATGGATTTTCTAATGCTTTCTCAATCTTCTTATTAATATTTTCTTCTGTCTTCTCAAGTGATTCTTCTATCTCTGTTTGAACTGTTTTCATTTGAGCTTTAATATCTTTAACACTTGCATTGATATCAGCACGTAACTCTCTATCTAATAACTTTGTTTCTTTGTTTGAATCTTCAGTTAGGTTTGTTACATAATCTAGATCCTCTTTAAGATCTATTTTAATATCACGTGTATAATCTCTAGCAGTTATAACTGACTCTTGTATTTCTACTAGCTTTCCTTCAATTAATGCTATGCGTTTATCAAAGTCTGAAAGATCTGGAGCAACATATTTGTTAATCTTTGCTTCCATCATTTGATATCTATTAAAGAGTTCGAAGCCTCCCCATAGGCCACCCATAATAGTACCAATCAATGGTATAACTATTAAGAGCTTACTGCCCCCTACTTTAATTCCTTTATACTCTATCTCTGCCATTTTGCCCTCCTTTATTTCTTATATTGTTCGTCTATCATTTCGTTCATTATTTTATCTGAAGCTAACTCATATAGTTGTGCCGCAGGATCTATTAACTGTGGCATGTCTTCATATACTTGTAAATCACTATACCAATTAGCTAAGTCTTCATTGTTTTTCTTTTGATATGCTTTAAATGATTCTGTATCTGTCAAACTAGCCATAAGTGCTATCTTAGTTGCTTCGTTAATAGCATTATAAGTATCAGCCATAGCCATTAAAATCTTTCTAGCTATCTTCTGTTTAGCCTTATCAACTTGTTCTTTTATCTTTTCTTCTTTTGTCATTTCTTTCTTAGCTACTTTAGTTTTAGACTTAGACTTTGACTTAGAGTCAGCAGTTTTAGTTTCGCTACTTGATGTTTCTTCTGTTGCTTCTGTTTCTGTTTCAGTTGTTGATGCTGTTTCAGTTGTTTCTGTTTCAGCTTCTGCTGTTTCAGTTGTTTCTGTTTCAGTAGTAGCTTCTGTTGTAGCTTCAGTTGTTTCAGTTGTTTCAGTTGTTGCTGATGCTGAACTTTCAGTAGTAGCTTCTGCAACTGCACTTTCAATTGCTCCGCCTACTGATGCTTCAACTTCTGCAACATTAACTACTTCAGTTGTTCCACCTGAGTCAGCACTAAAATCTAAACTTATTGATGCAACTTCATCAATTGTAACTACACCTGTTTCTAAGTTTGTTGAAGCCATCTCAACGTTTGCCACGTTAGCTGTTTCATCAATCTCAACAGTAAATTCTAAATTAACACCGCCGCCGCTGTCATCAGCTATTTCTACTTCAAACGACTCTTGAGTTGGTTGTGTAATAGTTGTAGTTGTATCTGTACCAGGTTGTATAATTGGATTATAAATTAATTGTGTTTGGCTTTCTAATGTGTCTATAGCAGATTGTACAGAAGTTACAATAGTTTGATTAATTGTTTCTACTACTGATTCTAGTACATCATAAGTCATACTAAGGTTAAAGTTTTGTACATCTGTATCCCAGCCTGACCCATCATAATTAGAATCTATTCCAAGGAACGTTGCTATTATCTGTGAGTTTGCACCATATGTATTAGTTCCAACATCTAAAGTTGTACTAAAAGTTTGATATGAACTAGTTAATGTCCAAGTATTACTTTCTTGTGTGTTAGCACCTGTGTCTGGATCATAAAGTTTTACTGTAATTGTAAATTGTGTATTACTTGGGCTAGAATCTTTAGCTTGTGCATCAGCTGTGGCACTAAAGCCATAGTTTAGAGACTGTTGGTTAAAATAGTTGTCTGTATCAGTTGTATATGTGTGTTGCCCTTCTGTTTTAATATGAAGGTCGTCAAAAACGTGAGTATGTCGTCCACACCCTTGCCCATCTCTATAAAAACCATCTCCTGCGCCATAAGTACAAACTACTGTACTATCGCCGCCGGTTGCATTTAAATTAGAATTAACAATAACATCGCCTGTAGATACATCCTCTTCTGTTACAGTAATAGTTGTTTGTGTTACTTGTTGCGTAGACGTTACGTTTTCTATAACTGTTTCTGTAAAATTTGTTGTTGTAGTAGTTTCTAAGTTATCGCCAACTTGTGAAGTAGAAGTTCCTGTAACTTCACTAGCAACAGATACAGAAGTCACAACGCCACCTTGCGGGCCTGTACCGCCAACTGTATATTGTTGATCGTATGCTAGACTATAAGAGGAAGAGCAACATAGCAAGACTACCAAGGCCAACGCCCCAAGTCTTCTTATTGTTGTTCCATTCTTTTTCAACGTTTTCAAGTTCATGTTCCTTCAACCATTTCTCATAATCGGGACGCTTCTCTGGATTCTCTGCCCATGCCTTCGCCGCATCAACTCCAATTTTGCCTTTATAAGGACAAGGAGTTCCTGCCATTTCCATAGCTTCAAATACTCTTGCATCTTGGCATAAAAGACTTACTGCCGCAACCTTCATGCCCATACCATACAATGATCTAGATAACTTGAGTCTTTCACAGTTTAAATCTCTAATGGTTGTACCGCCAGCTATACCAAAAATTTGGGTTTGTATAGCGGCGCTTGTGCCTGTAGAACATACATCTTGATTGTTTATCATTACGTTTGGTGCACTAGCTGTAGGTGGTGTTCGATCTACAGTAGTCGTTCCAGTAACAGTAGATGTTACTGTATTATCGGCGTGTGCCGTTGCACTAATTAAAAAAATTGTTACCATGACAGTAACAATAAGTATTGAAAACTTCTTCATGCCCTCTTGCTCCTGCATTTCTCAACCTGGTAGAGTTGTGCCCGATTAAACTTATTATATTGTATATACTTATTTATCAGACACTACGAGATATACACCTTACAGAATAAACTGCTACTATAACTACTTACTTTAATGGGCAATTTGAACACGTATGTTGGTCTAGAATTCTAAACATACTATGTTCGTGGGTGACAAAATAGTCAGTGTGAGGTCCAGGTTCGATTTTGCATGTTGTAAACATTAAGTGTCTAGATTCTTCATCTCTGTGTGTTCCACATGCTGGTGCTTGATTCTCAGCCACTATAGGGTGAGCAAAAACTACATCAGGAAATCCATCATTATTAACATCATAATATATTGTAATACTTCTAGGAACTTCATTTACTTTCCAATCGTGAACAAACTCCAATGATGGCTCTTTAATAAAGGGATTCTCACCAAACCATTCACCCCAGAATTGATTAGTCGTTCCTTTTTTAGGAACTTCCATTAGTTCATGTTCGGCCATGCCTTCATGAATGCCTTCATGAGCTGTAGCTTTCGTTACTAGCGACATTAAAAAGATTGAAAATAATATAAGAAGTCCAGCCATTACATGACGTTTAATTGTCATTGTAAACTCCTGTGGAAATACCGCTAAATTTTTTAGATTTTGAATTAAGCTACACCAATGTAGCTGTTCGTGATTAAGGCGATAATACTATCCACAATATATAGTATAGTGTATTTATCGCCTTAGTAATTAAGATGTGATTACTTTAACCAAGCAATCTTTTCGCCTGCGTCTTTTCTTCTACTATGTTCTTCTATGGAACCTGGATATCTCCAACCCCATATAGCACAACATAACATTGCACCACCTGTCCACATAATTGCTTTTATGTTTCCTGTCGTAAACCACATTAAACATAAACTTGATGCCATTGTTACCAACATCAAATACTTTGCTTTTGTAGGGAATACTCTTTTAGAAGCCCAGTTAGTTAAAAAGGGTCCAAATAGTTTGTGGTTCATAATCCAGTTATGCATACGATCCGAACTTCGTGCAAAACAGAAAGCCGCACCTACTGCCGGTGTCGACCAAGGTAACCCTGGTAGATATACACCGATAATTGCAATTACTAATAGGACACAACCTAAACTAAACCACAATGCCTTTTTTATATTAATCTTCATACAACTCCTTTTAGAGAAAAGCCTTTCTATGTGACTTTGTCTCTACTTTAACTAAAGCATCTACTAAATTGTCCATCATAGCATCTGTATGATGCGGAGTTGGAGCAAACCGTAAACGTTCAGTACCTACCTCTACTGTAGGATAGTTAATAGCCTGACAATAAATTCCAAAATCATTGATTAAGGCATCGCTCATTGCTTTACAGCGTTTTGCGTCTCCTACGAAGACCGGTACTATATGTGTTTCATTTTCAAAAATTTGTAAACCATTCGCTCTTAATAGGTCCTTTAAATGACTAGCACGTTCCTGATGTTGTACTCGTAGTTGATTGTTGTCCTGCAAATATTTTACACTTGCTAAAGCACCAGCACAAGTGACTGGTGATAAAGAAGTAGTAAAAATAAAACCTGAGGCGACCGAACGGATAGCGTCTAAGACAACTGCCTTCCCTGCTATATATCCACCCTGTACACCAAAGGCTTTACCTAACGTACCATTTAATATATCAACTCTGTCCTGTGATCCTTGCTTTGCTGACCAACCAGCACCTGTTTCACCATACAGGCCAACGGCGTGGACTTCATCAAGATATGTAACGGCATTATATTTTTCAGCTAAGTTGAGAATGTCATCTAATTTACTGACATATCCATCCATGCTATACACAGACTCAAAAACAACACAAGGTGTTCCTTTGACGTCTTTCAGTATACTTTCTAACTGCTCTAGATCATTGTGCTTAAAAATATGTTTCTTAGCACCACTGTTTCTGATTCCTTCAATTAATGAAGCGTGATTTTTACTATCACTTACAAATTCAATGTCGGGAATGATTCGTTTAAGAGCAATCAATGTCCATTCGTTGGCAACATAAGCTGAAGTATAAAGCAGAGCTGACTCTTTGCTATGCAGAGAAGCTAACTCATACTCTAATGCAACATGATAATGAGATGTTCCAGCAATATTTCGTGTGCCACCTGCACCCGCACCTGTCTGGTTAAGGGCAGTTTTCATGGCATCTAAAACAACTGGATGTTGTCCCATACCTAGGTAATCATTTGAACACCAATTTACAATATCCTTAATATTATATTTGCCATACCATATGGCGTTAGGATATTGTCCTCTGGTACGGAGAATATCGTTAAAGACACGGTAATTGCCGTTATCTTTAAGTTCTTGGATCTTCTCCTGAAATGGTGTTAGGTCTATCATTAGTTTGTTTATTTATATGGGGTTTTTTAGGTGGTCCTATATAATGAACGTACGGAGCACCAAAAGAGCATCCCATAGGTGGCCAACTAACAATGTAACCGGCTTCACGCATTTCTCTATCACTTTGCGCCATCCAATCACCAAATTTACTAAACCAATTTAAAATTTTTCTAAACATACTATTATATAGCAGAAAAGATTAACCCCCTGTAGGTACTATTGATTCTCTACAGGGGGCTCGCTATCTGAAAACATTTATTCGGGCTACGCCGCGATTGTTGTTAGGCCCTAAACCACTCTTATCTTTTATGCATTACCGTAATTGGTAATCTATCAATAAATGTGAGTAAGTCTAGTGCGGTTATCTAGGTCCTGCTTTTCATTGGTCTTCCTCTATCTGCCGCTAATATGGTGTACTATGATTATAGTAACACAAGTATTTACATAGGTCAAGCGAAAACCGTACTAAAAGTGGTTTAAATTAATGTTTCTTGGATCTGGATCTGCCCATGTAGTGTTCTGAAGGTTCGTAGTTCCATCTTTTACCTTTATGTCCTCGAACTTCAGCATACCACATTCGCATTCTGCAAATTAGTCGTTTTACTTTGTATGCCATTTTTACCTTAAGTATAAATTGTTAAAAAATATGCTTAAGGAATAGCAATACCCTAGTCTTTTCCAGTGTCTGTATTGATTATATGGGTATTTATATAAAGTGTCAAAAAGGTTGACATAATAGATAGAATGTGATATAATACAGCTATTAAATCATACAGGGGATATATTAGACGATAAGTTTCCAGATAAGTTGATAGTAGAAAAAGTTAAAAACTTTACACAGGTGACTAGAGAATGAAATATTTAATTATTATACTGTTATTAACATCTAATGCACATGCTTGGCCGAATAAGAATATAAATAATTTCACACCAATGTATTTAAGTAATTTAAAAATTACAGTACTGGAAAATACTAATGGTGATTTTATAATAACAAATGTTAGAAAGTTGAGTGCCTTTAGAAGATGGAGTATTCATAAGGGAGACATTATTTTAGAAATAAATGGAGAAGATATTACAATATTTGATTTGATGGCATTAATGCCCGATGATGAACCCAAGTTTAAAATATTAAAAAAAGATGGGAAGATTACATTGAATCAAATGGATTTGAGGCATGGTATATTTTTCCCACCAGACTTTACGGAAATAAAATAATGCCGATTTATACTTACAGATGTAATATGTGTGGTTATTCAGATGAAATTATAATAGATGTTGACAAACGAGATAAGAAGTTTCCTTGTGAACAAGGAGGTTGTACAGGTGTTATGGAAAGAGATATAGATGCACCATCTTTTCAACTCAAAGGAAATGGTTGGGCTAAAGATGGCTATAGTAATAAGAAACAAAAACCAAAAGAGGAGAAGAAGGAATAAAATATGGAATTAACTTATATGATCGTAGGATTTATTCTTGCGGCATACTCGGTTGTTGCTAATGATAGTGTACAAACATTAGGTCCTTGGATAGCATCTAACTCAGATCATCCAGGTAACACAGAGCCATCATTTAATTGGCAAACACTTTGGCTATCAGCATCAGCAGTTTTAATATTTACATTATGGTATGGGTGGTATATTAACGGGGGCGACATATCATTTGGTAGACTAAACAAAATACCTTTCCAAGAAGTACAATGGTACCATGCAACTGCTCCACTTGTACTTCTATTACTAACACGAGTTGGCGTACCTGTATCAACAAGTTTCTTAGTCCTGTCTGCATTTGCTAGTACATTTGTATTAGAAAAGATGTTAGTTAAATCTATTATAGGATATGCCTTAGCGGCAATAGTTGCTTATGCTATTTGGATGGTAGTTGAACGTGTTATAGATGAGAAAGCAGATAAGGTACCTGAAACACATAAAGTTTATTGGCGTGTTGGTAGTTGGATCACTACAGCATTCTTATGGTACACTTGGTTATCACACGACATGGCCAATATTGCTGTATTCCTTCCTAGAGTATTATCCGTTGAATGGATGCTTTTTGTATCTGTTGTGTTTATAGTATTCTTAGGATACACGTTTTATGAACGTGGAGGAAAGATTCAACACGTTGTTTTAGAAAAGACTGGCACTAGGTATGTGCGTTCAGCAACATTAATTAATGTAGTATATGCATTTATATTAATGTTCTTTAGAGAGTATAATGATATTCCTATGAGTACTACTTGGGTCTTTGTTGGATTGTTATGTGGAAGAGAACTTGCAATATCAACACTTATGGAAAACTATAAGTTTAAGTATGTGTTTCCTATAATAGGCCGTGACTTCTTAAAAATGATGTTAGGACTAATTGTGTCAGTAGGAATTGTATTGTCAATACACTATGTTATTATACCTAACGGGTTACACTAAACATCTTACGATAATCTTTGATTAGAGCAGATGCAAACTCACATTGTGAGTTAAGTCCAGGGTGTTGCCCGTCTTGTGCTTTATCAATATAATAATCTACTATATTATACTTGCAATATTCTATATCAGGTTCAAGTAAATCTGATATTAATTTTGCTTCTAGATTATCTAGCCCAGGCGGTTGAAAATGTAATATGCTTTTAATTCCTTGCTTTCTTAAAGACAATTCAGCATAATTTATATACCAGGAAGTTGTATGAGGATCGTCATCGGGGCTCCAAACTGTTTGATAATACCCTTTTGCTTTTTTAGATTTTATCCAAGCACCTAGTCTATCAGTTCTACGTTCAGGATCAAAGTCAACCCCCCATCGATCCAGATCCCCATCTTTTGAAATCATCATTGAACGATTTATATAAGTCCATTGGAAGATAATTAAATCATTTGGCTTAAAGTGTTCTTGAACTAATTTGAGAGTATATAATATTTCTTTGTTACTAGAACCAGGAAAAGATAAGTTCCTTACAGTTCGATTAGCATGACGGCCTAATATTGAGGCATAACTTGATTTAGATGGCTTACCGTTACAATCTTCTAATCCTTGACCGTAAGTATAACTACACCCAAATGCATATAACGTTGGTGTTGATGTTTTGACATAGTCTATATCAAACCAGTTATTCTTCATTGTATTAACGCATTAATGTAATTGGATCTAAACTTTTCATAGCAGATGGTTGCGGAACTTCTTTACTACTATTTGCTAAATTGTTTAAGTGTTTAATATATTCATTAATATTATGATCAGAAATAGGATCAAACTTACCTTTTAATATACTAACAAAAAATCCACGCCAACGATCCTTAGCTATTTGCCAAGGTGTATAGTTTCTAAGGTTACCAAAATGGTTAAAGTAATGACAAGTGCCGTGATGTTTATAACCCATCCAACGCATTGGTACACGAGTAACAATATCATTATTGTTTCTCCAACGGTAATGTTTGAACGGAATATGATTAATGTAACTAGGCCAACCAACCCTTGGAGTTCCATAAGTATGTAACTCTTTAGGATTCGTACATTTATTTTCGCCTTTACAACGACTTGCACATATAGTTGCCATGCCTGCACCTAACGAATGTCCAGTAAACCAAACGTTACGTTCTGCTTGTTCTCTTTCTAAGTCTTCTTCTATTTGAGGCCACAACTTATCAACTTCATGTTTAAATCCTTTATGAACTCGTCCGACTGTTTCTGAAACAACAGGCCATGCTTCTGCATCAGCTTTAATATCGTTCCATTGTTTAGGTTGTGTTCCACGACAAGCAATTACAAAATCATGCTTATTCATAAAACGATATGCTTCTGCACCTTTAATATTATAGTATTCTATAGTAGTAAAGCCTAGCTTTTTACCTTCTCGAGTTGCATCTTCCCCTTCATAATAAGCAATAGCACTTAGTTCAGCAAAAAGTAATGCACGGTGTTCAAATGATAAATTAGCTATTGGTTTCGTTAATTTTTTACTGAACATTAATATTCCTTTATTTTTATTAGTTTATGGTATAGTAATAATATAGGTATTTATCTCCATGCGCCAGCACCTTATCGTCGAAGTATTTACACACAGGCAACTAAATACAGTATAGGAAACGAAACCATGAAAAGAACCACTAGATCTATACTCGAAGAACTAAACAGTATTCACCGTACGACTGATAACGAAGCATTAATACAGTCAACAGGGAATAACTTAATTGAAAGTTCGATTAATTTATTAAACAGAATAACTGATAGTTATGACGCAGATACAGCCGCAGAATTAGAAAGACGTTTTATAAACAGTATTAGAAGTGGTGATCCTCGTAAATTTAAACGTGGCGTTGATAAAATAGTTGAAGCAAGGAAAACAAATGATTCTCAATGAAGGCGGTAACATATTCAAAAATGCTGAGGGCGAACCAGCTACAATCCGTATTAATAAAGCAGATGTAAAGCCTACATTAGGTTGGCTTGAAAAGATCACTGGATTAGATCATAAAGGCCATATGCTTGGCAGTACTGGTGTTAAAGACACTAGTGGTGATTTAGATGTTGCTATTGAGAAAGATAAAGTTAGTAAAGACGATCTAGTAGGAAAATTACAAGCATGGGTAGTTAAAAATCATCCTGATGACGAGCCTAAACAATGGATTCGAAAGTCTGGTATTTCAGTACATTTTAAAACACCTATTAGAGGTAATGAGAAAAACGGATTTGTACAAACAGATTTAATGTTTGGTGATCAGAAGTTTATGAAATTTGCTTTAGGTGGCATGGACGCAAAAAGTAACTTTAAAGGCCAACACCGTATGATTATGATTGCCTCGTTAGCAAAAGCACTAGGATATAAGTGGAGCCCCTCAAATGGATTAGTTGATAGAATAAGCAACGAACCTTTGGAAGGTGCAAAGGATCCAAAGTTTATTGCAAAGACTTTAATGGGTCCAACTGCAACTCCGCAAGACTTACAAAGTGTAGAATCAATTAATGCTAAAATTAAAGCAGACCCTAATTACGAAAACTTAGTTAAAGATGCCAAAGACTGGTTTGAAAAAGATGGACTAGAGCTACCATAATGAGATTTTTTGAATTTAAACAAATTGTAAAAGAAATGGAAGCACGTATCCAACATGCAGAAGATATCATCTTCTGGGAAGGAAGTGCTGGAGCCAAACGTGCTTTGCAATCTTTAGCTAACATGGCCAAAGGTGGACACAAAGATGTAACAATCAAATGGGATGGATCACCTGCTGTAATATTTGGTCGTGATGCAGATGGCAAGTTTGTCTTTACAGACAAGTCAGGCTTTAGTGCAAAAGGATATGATGGTAAGTCACAAAGTGGCGATGACTTACAGGCCATGTTACTTGGTAGAGGTAAAGGTGGCGAGAAGTCAGACAGTTATAAAGCATTTGCAGGCAATATGAAAGATGTATTTGACGAATTTGAAAAAGCTGTACCTAAAAAACACAAAGGCTATTTCAAAGGAGACATGTTATACTTTAATACTCCTGATACAATAGGTGAAACGCTGTCCTTTAAACCTAATACAGTAACATATACAGTACAAAAAGATAGTGACATAGGTAAACAAATAGCAAGAAGTAAAACTGGTGTAGTTATTCATAGAGTTGTAGATCAAAACGGTAACGAAGGTCCTTTAGGTCAAACACCTCTATTTGAAGGTAAAGAAGTATTAGTATTACCACCAGTGACTGTAGTTGATGCTCCAAACGTAGACATGAGTAGCATTAAAGAAGTAAGTGGAATTGTAAGTAACAATGCTAACGAGATTGACAGTTTATTAAACAAAGAAACATTAGCCGCAATGAAGGTTAGTGACTTCTCTCAAATACTTTATACATATACTAATAGTAAAGTTGATACAGGATTAGATAAACTAGGTAAAGACTTTGTACAATGGCTATCAGGTAGCAAAGTAAGTAAAAATAAACAAGCAAAAATTATTGAATATGTAAAAACAAATATTAAGGCTTTTAATGCATTATGGCAAACAGTAAACGGTATCATGAGAGTTAAAGATGATATCATTAATCAATTAGAAAATCAACCTGCTGATGTTAAAGCATCAATAGGTGGTAAGCCTGGAGGAGAAGGTTATGTATTAGCTAATCCAAAAGGAGATATAAAACTAGTTAATCGTGCAGGCTTTAGTGCGGCTAACAGAGCAGTAAAACGAGAGGGGACTAATATGAGAGCAAGTGACTTTACAGATACCGACTTTATGCGTAGAGGTATTGATCCAGCAGACGTTGACGATAACGACGATCCAGGATTTAAACAAGATATGATGTTTAACCAATTAGGCAAAATATTAGATTCACAATCTAATCCAAAGCCGTTGAATACCGTTACAACTGATGATGGTAAAAAAATGAAAGTTGATGTAGCACAAGCTAAAACATTACGTATGATGGCAACTACTGATAGAGTTAAGCCAGCTATACGTTTTGAGTTTACTAAAGACATTCAAAAATCAGCTGGATTAGAACAATTTCTTGCAGTTAAAGATCCAAAAGAGATGATTAATATCTTTGCTGACAAGTATATGAAGTAGGCGATATGGAACTCAAATTCTTAGACGAGATATATGAAGCGAGAATGACTCGCAATAGTACTGACCAAAAGAAGTTATCATATACTGACTGTGGTGAAAGGCTATACTTATCGCTATTGATTCTTGAGTTACTAAGGCAATACCCAGGTTCTTCTAAAGGTATTGCTAATGGGTATGCGAAAAAGACTGTAGACAATCAAAACTATAAGCACTTTCGTATGCATGGAACTGATTTATATAACTTAATATATTTTGTAGCTGGACCAGAAGAAGCAGTTAATAAATTAAAAGATCCAGCGGCCGCATTGGCTTTGAGAAAACGTATATCATTTCCACTCTTAGCATTAAATGGATACCTTCATAAAATAGCTTCCGGTGGTACTGTTGGTACTAATTCAGAATTGTTTATGCGTATAGAAAATATGTTACGCATAAACTCCGAGTATAAATCAATTAGACGGTACCTTGTTAATTACGGTACTGCTAGTATACGTGACAAAAAGTCAGTAACAACAAAACTATTATTTGCCGCTAGAGCAAAATTAAGAAATAGTGATTTAATTTCATACTTAGAAGAACTATCAACTAACAGAGACTTAGAAACTTCGATGGTTAAGGATCACGAACCTACAATTAGTATTCCTGACCAAACACCTACATCAAATAAAGACTTAATGTTTTATAGATACATTGTAGGTCCACGTAACTTAGTAGGTACTAAAAAGTTTTTAGACATGGCAAAGGCAGGCAAAAGTGTTCCGTCTCCTTTTATTGCTTCTTACTTTCCGGCTATTAAATTACTGGATGATATTGTAAAAGCTGGCCCAGGATACATCACAATGCTTAAAGCACTCCAAAAACGAGCATTACAGAGCAAAAAGTAACCAAAATTCCCCCAATCGACTAAATACTATTAACTAACATACAAGAGAAAGTATGTCAGGGTCATTAGAGAAAATAGGAGAAATAAAATGGCTGGAGTAGCAAGAACAAACGGATTAGGTCACGCACACGAGACCTTATATTCAACAGCAAACTTAGGTTTTTACGTAATCGACGCAGGCGCATCATTAGCCGCTGAAGGTGGAATTGGTAAAGCCTTAGAAGCATTAGCACAAGCAATTAACCCAATCGCAATGAACAGCGAAGGAACAGCTGGATTAGTTAACGTAGTAGTTGACGATTCACAATGGGACGCGGCGGCACTACAAGTAGCAGTACGTAACTTAGGTACAGCAGTAGGATCTGGAAATTATGATGCCTCAGGTGCAACTGCAACTGCTGGTGGACAATTTATAGTATCTGCGTAATTTAATTACACTTTACTATTAAAACAGTACAGAAAAGGGTTCAGGTTTTACTGGACCCTTTTTTTGTGACCGCTAAGTATACAAGTCATGCAATCATTTGAAATCAAAACATTAATTGATATAACACAAACTGGTCAAACTAAATTTAAAAGTAAGGATCGGATGCTGATTAATCAACAAGCAAATTGGAATACATTT